TCTAAATGAATAAATTCTACCTTGTTGATAGAAATCCGCATCTTGATCTGCGAACTTAATTTCATATAGTCCAGAATCTAATGGAAGATATATTAAATCTCCTTCAGTCGGCCTTTCAATCTGACGATCAGTAAAATATTTTCTAAATGCTATAGTTTCGTGAATAAAACGATCTTTTGAAACTAGCAAACGAACAATATCTCTATTTTCAAGACCAAGTTTAGTGATGGTTTCTCTATCCCCATCATAACCAGTTGCAGACTCCAAATGCATTTCTATTGGAAACGCATAACGAAACTTTGCACTGGTATCTTCCCCAAAAATCATATCCATATTTTTAAATTCTCTTGGAATATACAAACAATTAATACCATGAATCTTGATAGATTCTTTTACAAGATCATTTATTAAATCCTGTGTTGGTTTATAGTTTATGTTGTTAAAATATGGATTTACTGGCATTTTAACCTACCATGAAATCGGGTGGAAGTTCGTACCGAGAAGCAAATTCTTTTTCTATTAAATCTATTTCCTGTAGCGCCTCACTAAAAATTTGAGAACCATTTAAAGTTACTCCACCCGCTAAAGAAATACCATTATATTTTGAAAGATTAGAACCCCATTGTTTTTTAATTAATGCAGTAGCATATGCTTTTAATAATCTATCATTGTATATCTCTGGGTATTCTTCTGCATCTAATATTTTGTATGCCTCAAACATTACCCAATCTCCTGCTTGAAAATTCTTCCAATCGGTATCAAGGTATATTTTATTTGTGACTTTACTAAATCTTACTGCTTTTTCTGGAGTAAGATAATCTTGCAGCAAACCTAAGTGTCTTTTTGTTATATCATAGTGTTGTATGGAACCCATAGTGAATCCACTACCAGTACTGGAATATAAACCAAACATGTCGGATAGTGCTATTTGATATTTTGCATCAAAGATATTGACACCCGCAGAACCACCTAGTGTATTAAATAGTTGAAATACCCGAACAACGGATAGTATGGAATTACCATCTGGATCCATTGCGGGAGCAGCAACTATACCCAAAGTTTCGTTTGCTACTGTGGGTGCTTCTAAGTCAATATATTTTTGATCAATATCTGTTTGACTTACCTGTTTTGGTAAAAATACTCTTTCCGTACCATCATAATGCATTTCGGAAAACAATAATAGAGCATCATCTAGACGATCCTCTATTTGAGCATCGTCTACATTTATCTCTATTACTGGATATCCCAATCGCCTGAGGCAATAGTCTTTAAGTTCCTGACGAGTCTGTATTCTTGCCATTTAATTCTCCCGAAAACTCTACCTTATATTTATGTTTTCGGGAGAGTTATTTAATCTGCAAAAAGATAATCCATAAGCATCATATTTGAAATTGTTACGGTAACGCCACTTAAATCATTAATATGAACTTTTTCCACATTTAGTTCTACTTCTTCTTCCAGTAGATCCATTAGTTGTTTTTTAATTTCTTCAACCTTGTCCTGTGGAATTTCTGGTTCATTTTGCTCATTGAAAACTTGATACTGAGATACAATTTTATTTTTTGTTTGTTCGAACAAATCTAATTCTGCTTGAATTACATTTAATGCTTTTGCAAACTTAAATGCTACTTTTGCATTTGTTGCTTGCTGAGAAAGAGTTTTAAATGCTGGAACCGAATTTACAATTTTTGATAACTTTACTTTCATAATATATTTACCTCATTTTATATTTGTGTACATTGACAATCAACTGGTGTAACACTAGTTGCGTTTATTGGAATTTGTTGAATTTTATTCAAAGTAGATACTAAACTTAACTGATTTGTTGGATTGGAAACTGTTTGGAGTTTATAATTTTGTGTTAATCCTGTTATATTAGTAAGATAAAAAGCATCTCCTGCCGTATTATCGTTTCCTGCATTGGCAGTTGTAAAAAGCGAAGTATTATTTGAAAATAAATCTCCTTCTGAGAATTGGCCTAAAACAGGATGATGCTGAAATCGAATACTATAAATAGCGGCTTGCTGTGCGGTAAATGGTACTGGAGACACTACCGCATTTAAACCAGTTGCAAAATTATTAAAAGGTGACAATAAATTACCAGCAGTATCCGTAATGGGATAAAAACGAATGTGGGCAATTTTAGTTGATGCATTGACTCCAAATGCGGTATTGATACATAATCCACATTGATTTCTATTTGGGTTCGTGAACTCTATTACCAATTGATGAGTATGAGAAGGTAATCCTGCGGAAATCTGTCTGGGATATTCTGTCAAAGCCCAAAATGTTATATTTGACGAAGTTTGTTCAGATGAAAAATCCCACGGAAAACTAAGTATTGCACTGCAAGATCTTATTTTTCCATTTAATAGATTTTGTATTGTTTTTAAAATTGGATGACCATCGTAAAAAGTAGTAGAATTAATATTATCTAATTTTTCTTTTATTATTTCTACATATTTACCTTTTAAATTTAAACTACTACTTGCATCTGTTAATGCCCCAGACGATAGACCGCTACCGCTTGGATATTTTACATCTGGTAAATTTACATAAAATGGTAAAAATATTTTTGTTTTCCATGCAGAAGGACAGGGTGGTAGTTCCGATGGGCAATCTTCAGGTCTACATCCTGCATTATTTGTTATTGCAAAATCTCGTAATGTATACGCAGCATTGTACATATTGCTCGCTTGTATACCAAAATCACTACCAGAAGTGTTCGATCCAGTGACAATATTTGGAACTTTTCCCACATATCGACATACATACTCACCACTTGGAGTTGCATCTCCGTTAACTGCTGGTGCTGGTCTTCCATAACATACAGTTTTACAACCTTCAGTAGTGGCAATACAGCTAGTATCCACTATGAAATTTGTGTAGAATGTGTCCATTTCATCTAAAGTTTTACAGGTGGGAGGTTGTCCTTCAGAAGAAGATGGGACGACTCCATAACAATCGCATCCGTCACCACATGCTGCTCCCTCACAGGAACATATAGGAAAAGCTCCTGCTGGATCTAAATCACATAGTGGCATTCCACCATTACCACCACCTTCCCATAAACAAGTACCACTACTACAATCACATCCTGCTAATGAATATATTAAACTTGTGTTGCTAAGGTTGCCATGCGACGAATTAAACACGGCAGTTCTATTTGGAAACAAAACTTGAATCGCACTTGGATCGCTATTAGTTAACGAATATAAAACAGAAGCGGGTGCTTCAATGTTTTTATTAATATAAACTGCTATTCTGTCCGCTACACTAAATGATAGAAAATCCAATACAACATAGCCTGGTGGAGGAGGTAATGGGGTAGGTCCATTGAAGTTATATACTCTGGCATATTGTCCAGTTCCTGCTGAATCTGGATCATTTAGCGCAATGTTATTTGAAATTGTAGTATTTAATACTAAATCTACAGCATTCCCCGTCAGTTTCCATTTTGCACAATCCCATCTTTCTGTGGTGTTTGGTATTAATGGATAGTGTAATAGAGATTCATATGTGAGATCAGGACAAACTGGTTGATTATCGCAAGGACCAACAGGTGGTTGTGTGGATTCGTTTGTTGTTTGAGATACAGTAGTTGGTTGCCAAATTAATTGGGGAGTTACCGATCCATCATTTACATATAATGATGTAACATTTTGAGTTTGTCCAGTTGTATCTTTTACTTTTATTAATCCAAGACCATTTAATTCTGGAATATTACCAGTAAGAGTTGTATCTGGTTTTTTAAAATTTACTGATCTAGCCATTATATAAACCTCAAATTGTGTAGTACAATGTATTTATGGGATCACCTGTTGTAGTTCCTGTCCATTGCTTAATTATGTATCCACTCTTTATGTTACCAACAGATCCAGTTAGTGTATCGACATACAATACATGTCCTGCTGTTGGAGCAACTGTATCAAATTTGAATCCATTTCCACTACTATCTTTAATTGTTAGTGTGTTTGCTACTATTTCTGCGTCAGATTTTATTCTGAAATACTGATTATTTGCTCCATCAAAATAATTTAAGAATGCATAACTGCCAGCAACTACACCAGTTGATCCTAAAGTTGTTCCAGAGTTACCAGCAAACTCAAGAATAGAGTTTACTCCTGCGGTACTTACTAATCTCATTTCACTCGTACTTGTACCAAACTTTAAATATGGAGACCATTGTGTTACAGAAGAAGGATTTGCAAATCGTAATCCATCACCTACAATTAACATTTTTGATACAGTAGTATCGGGAGTTGTTAATGCGTCTGATGGTTTAAATATGTAAGCAGTCGAACCTGTTATACTATCTTTAAATTGCAACATCGTACCAGTTGCACCAAAAGGAGTTACACCGCTAGCATCATCTGTAAAAATAATTCTAGAAACATTTGCTCCAAATCCTGTTGTAGTATCTGCTGTTCCTAAAATTCTATTTACAGTTTGCTCAACTTTTGTAGCCTCTTGTGCAACCAGATTTTGACATTCAATTTCATCTACAATTATTTTGTAGAAACGGAAAGGATAAGTATATGGGTCGCCTGCGGTTGGTGCATCGGAATCGGCATAGAATGAAACGCATTTACTACCAATAGTTCCTCCAAGATTTTGGGTACTTTGACGAGTGATTGGTGGCGTGATGTCATCGAATGCATTTATGACTATCGTAGATTCATCACCCGAACCAATATTTCTTGGCTCATCTATCAATCGTAAAGTATTTCTACCAGCATCATCTCCACCAGAGAGTATCAATCCACTTCCTTGTGTAGATACAGATGGTATTATCTTATCTACTTGAATTGTAGGGGATAAATTTATACTTATATTTTCGGTTTTTGCAGTTGTATTTTTACTAAAACCAAATACTAAATTTTTCTTTGTGTCTGTTGCTAATTGTAGCGTATAGCCTGGTGTATGCGTATTTGCTCCAGATGCGCCTATATTATATCTAAAATAATTTTCAGTTGGTTTTGCAGAAATAAATGCAATATTTGATGTAACTTGTCGTATACTAAATTGTATAAATTCCTCTGTTGCTAATTTTGATCCTGCATAATCAGTTTCAAAATTAATAGTATTTGTTGTATATTGAGTTCCACCTTCCGTACCAACTGTCAATTCTCCAGAACCAATTACTGTATTTGTGCCACCATCTCCTGTACTGTTTATATAAAGCGCACCACCAGCATATTCAAATGAAATATTTGATCCTGCACGAATTACTACATCTTCTCCAGTAGTATCTGCATCAAATGTATATTCTGTAGTTCCTGTTCCCGTTTCAAAAGATATTGTTCTGATAAAGGAGTTACTACTAAATCCTAATATGTCCAATACTTGCGATGCCGATAGAGATTGTACGGGATTATCCGTATCATCTGTATCGTCTAATCTACCTATTATGTTTCCTGGCTGTATAACTACAGAACTCAACGCTCCATTCAGTGGTTTTGCCAAAACAGAATATGAACTGGGTGCTAATTGGGTAAATGCTCCAGAGTTATTATAAGTTAAAAATGTATTTGCAGTACCAGAAGAGGTAATATCACAATTTATTGTAATTTGATTTCCGCTTGGTACTAATGTGATATTATCTCCACCAACAAGAGTAAGCGTATCTTCTCCTGATGCAGTAATATCTGTTGTTCCAATTGATATTGTAGCAAATGCGTTGTTAATTGTACCGCTTCCGCCACCACCACCAACAACCGTAGTTCCTGTTCCTGCAAAATCAGGAATGATTACGCCCGATGTTGCACTTGTTGCAATGAATACGGGTTTGTCCAATACACCATTTGTATTTAATGGATCGGTATTAGTTACATCGCCAGCAGAGTTTGGATCCAAGTAGTACACATCTCCTGTAGTCAATCCAGACAATCCAGAAATACCACTAAATGGACCAGAAGTAATTACAACTGCATTTGCTCCATCAATGCTTTCAACTACACCAAGTACTTGTGCATTTGCTACACTACTTGGAGATGCCTTTGCAAGAGAACTTCCATTCATTCTTACAAAATCACCAACTGCTGCTGAACCTTTTGCTACCTTTACACGATTTACGAATTGAGAAAGATAACCATTTGTAGAATCTGTAATAGGTACAGATGTAACTGCTGGAGTTTGACTAAATGGATTGGAGTTCAATATATCAGTAATTTGAATAGTATCTTTTACTATTACAGAACTACCATTTGTTCCATTTGATGTAAACTCTACGATTTCATTTACTAAACTGTTATTTAAGTAGTGAGCAACTGTTAGAGAATTATTTGCATCAAATTCTGCTTCCAGTGAGATTCGTTCTGGGATTCCACCTATTGTGGATTGCAAACGAACATCAACTTGTCCCTGTGCGCTTGTTGCAATAAAAGGAAATACTGCTTTTGGAGAAGAATCGGTTACGAATCCTTTACCAGATTTTACACCAAGATATTCGCTTGAATACCATGCTTCAGTAGTGGTATCATATGTAAATGAAACATTTTCTGTATTGGTGTCATTTACAGATTCAATTACTAATCCACAACTGTCTCTATTACTTCCTGTATTGTTAATCGTGATTGTACCGTCATCTACGATTAAATCTGCTACGGTAATTACTCCACCAAAAGCATGGTTGCCATTTATTTCTGGCGGAAGCATATCGGATGCTTCTACAAAGAAAATTTGATCTGTGTTGTTTTGAATAGAGAATAAAGAAGTATTGGAAACTGTTCCCTGAGACAAAGCATTGTAATCAAGTACAACTTGAGAAACACCTTGTGTACTAACAAGAGTATTGATACCGTAAAGACTAGGATTTGTTGCTACCGATAATTCTATTGTGCCTGGATTACCAGTTCTGCTTTCACTAAGACCTGCACCCGCAAATACATCATAAACATTTACAGGATTTACATAATCAATAACTTGATTGGTTTTTAGATACCAATCATAAAAAGTATCGTTTAGACTTAACTTTACAATATCGGTTTCGTTTGTACTCATTGATTAGTCTTTCCTTCTACTAATTTTTGCAGAAGAGTCTTAATGTCTTTGATATCTGCTTCCATACCCAATACTTTAGTTTCTAAAACTCTCATTTTATTTATCTCATTTTTTCTTGCTTTATATGCATGAACTGCTGCTAAATTTGTATTTAAGATAGCACCAGAATGAGAATCCCGAACAAGATCTTCTCTATCTTCAACTTTTATTTTAGATGACACTGACAATTCTCATTTCTTTTATCTTTGGTACTCTTATTGGATTACCAGAGTATAGACAGATCTTTATTGCGTATTTACCAAATGGTTGTTCTAAATCATTTGGTAGAGTGTATACAATGTCTTCAAATGTATTTTCATCTGGTGAAATATAAGTTGCATTATTTGGAATCAATTGTACATATGGTTCTTCGTCAAACATACTATCTTTGCCCGCAGATTGTTGTTTCAAGAATACTTGAATCTTTGTATCTGCTGGTAGATTTACTCCGAGAGTTACATTTACATTTGAAGATTCAAAACCCTTCTCTAGTTCAATAATCTTTGTAATATATCTGCATCTTGCAGTTTCATTTGAAACAATTGGAGTTACTGGATCTAGTTCTCCGTTGTAATTGCTTGATGTCTTGGTCAAGATAGTATTATTTTCAATTAGGTTCTGAACACCCACTACAACCAATCTATCTAGATCAAACATTGGACTGATGTTAGAATCCGTACTAGACAAACCTATTTCTAGTTCAATACTATTACCAGTATATGATACTTTATTAGATTCGGACAAAGTAATATTTACATTTGGAGTAATGTTTACTTTATTTGTTTGTATTACAGAACTACTTGCTGTTGTTGTTCTGATTGCATATGACATTTCAGTATTATTGAACTTAACTTCGTCATTATTTACTGTGTAAAGTTCAAAGATTTGTTCACTCTTGGTTGCATCGGAAACATCATTTATGGTAACTGTTCCTGTCAACCCAGTAGAACCACTGAAATCGCACTTATTTAGAGCAAACATAAGATCAATATTTTCATATGATTGCCATTTACCAGCATTTTGACTCTTGAAGAAAGAACCAACCGCTGCTTGTTGTGTGATTCGCGCTTCGCTATTTAACAAGAATTGACCAACTTCTGCAACATACAATGTATATTCCGAACTATTTGTTCTGACAACGAGTGAGTGTTCGCCTGGAAGAAGATGAACTGGTGTCGAGAAAGTAAATCTTGTCTTAGTATCTTCAGTAGAACTATTTGGATTTGTACTTGTTACAACTTGGGTTGGATATGCGGTTACAGAAGCAAAAGGATATACTTTTGTATCTCTTCTTGTTGCAGGATATCCAGAGTTGGTTGGACGAATTTCTACAGTTACTGGTAGAGTCGAATCTGCATTTGCAAAGAACAAATCTACACTACTTACAAATACACCTTGTGGATATTGGGATTCATCTACAAAGAATGTTTGTGCAACAGGATCTGAAATATTCTTGGAGTATGCAGATGGTTTCTTTGCTGCTTTTCTTGTAGAAACAAAGTTTTCATTTGCAATTTCAATTGCACCAGACGCATTATAAACTGCTTCTGCTGTTGTTGTAGATTGATCTGGATTATTACTTGCAGAATCCGTTACTACGAGTAACTTTTCTCCTGCTTTGAATTTTCTTTGTCCAATATCAAACGAGAATTCAACAGAACCCTTTGAATCGGTCTTAAGTCCACCAGAGTAAATCAAACTACCAACATTGTTTACAATCTGACATTCGGATGTAATATCAACATCATCAAAGAAAACATAAACAGTAGTGTATGGTTTCAATCCTTCTACAACTGCATTGATTGTTCTATTACGAATAAATGGAATTACAGATTTATCTACTGTTTTGTTTTCTCCAACATTTACAATATTAGGAGGACGGAAATCACATGCTGGAGTTCTTTGCTTTACAATCGTACCCTTAATACCAGCACGATTTTTTATTCTTTGACGACGATTGAGTTTTCCAGATCCTCTCTTATTCTTCTTCTTGTTTTTCTTACCCAACCATCTTCTCTTCCAGAATGACCATTCCATGCCCAAACCTGTGTTATTATTGTTTGCAGCAGATGGAACCACGACTTCCATAGTGTCGTTAATACCCTCTTCGTTTTCACGAACATCAGGTATTTCTTGGGTGTCAAACCATGCATCGGAAGAAGGAGTCATCTTTACTGTACCAATCCACGCAACATCGTTGAATGGATTGATTTTTTCTACTCCACTTGCACTATATTGAGTTATAAGTGGTGCTTCCTCATCAGATAGAAGAACGACATTATCGGTTGTCTTAACAACATTTGTTAATGTTGCATTGGTTTCGTCTAAATCTATAGAATGCATCTTGAAAGGTGCGCGCAATACATTTTCTTCTGGATCAATACTCACATTATATTGATCATTTTTGGTATCACCCTTAGCATGACTACTAAAGTTATCTACCAAAATAGAAGTCTTTACCTTTGGTAATTGAGTAGTAGATTCTACAATAGATTCGGTTTCTGCTTGTTTTTCTAATGAATTAAGCACTGTATATTGTTCAAGTGCTTGAATTCTTTCATCCAATCCAATGATATCTTTCATCGTGTAGCGACGATTGTTTACCATTGTTGCAACAACATCACTCTTATCAAAAACATAAGGTTCTGTGAAGATATCATAAATTGTCATTGCATTTTCATCATCTGCTGGTAATTCTGGTTCGAATGCAGGAACACCAGAAATGAGTTTAAATCTCAAATCTCTTGTGATTACTAATTTGTATGCTCTTGAAAGATAATAAGAGTAATCTACATCGAAAGAGGATGCGGGAGCAGGAATCCACTTCTTGTCAATAACTCCCTTACCAGAAGACAATACTTTAACTGGACGAAGATCTATTACAGAGTCTAATTTTACTGTCTTTCCTGATGACGGACTTGTAAAATAAGGAATGTCCTTATAATCTATGCCAATATAAGAATCAACAGTGATTGGACCTTGTTTATCATGTAAGAAATAACGGTATGTTACATTTATTTCTACTTCTTCTGGGGCATTATTTACAAGATATTCGCTCTTAAGTGTTACTTGTCCAAAATCATAAAGATTATCTGTTTGTCCATTGAAGAAATTAAACTTGTGTTTAATATTTTCAGTTGAAGATACAGTAGTAATCTTATCTATTGCAAAGATGTCAGATTTTGTCAAGTTTGCTTTCCAAGATCCATCTTTTGTTTTCTTCAATATGAGAGAAGTATCTGTATTTCTCTTAAGATGCTTAATACGAATACCACCCTTTACCGTAACTCCAAAAGATGAAGTGCTTGGAGATGGGTTCACATTCATATTGCAAATAAGTTGTACATTACTTACATTTGCTGCTGCCCAAGTTATTCCATTTTTCTTTGTAATGCTAACTTGAGAATTGGATGTTGGTGAACTGTAATTGTTTGTAGTTATAGTATAATCTGTGGTAAGATCTTGAATTACACCATCAATGATTAATGTGTAATGTTCAATCAAATCATTAGAGTCTACTTTACCAGTTATGGAAGACTCACCTCCAATAAATCTAACATAAGGATCTGACGAGTTTACCGTTAATGTTGCTGTTAAGAAGTCTGGATTTGCACCACCAGAATTAGACACATTGAATTGCTGCTGAATTCTATAATCCATTTCACCTACAGAATTAATAGATGAACTGCCTGGTAAAGAGAATAATAGACTATTAAGATCAGAATCGAATACTTTACTATATGTAAAGAATTGATTTGTACTGCTTTCGTCTATGCCTCTGGTTGGATGTACTTTAAAGATATAAGCAGATTCTGCTGTTGAAGACGCTAATTGTATATCTTCATCCTCAAAGTTATTAATAATTGCATTTGCAAAACTTTGCTCATAATAGAAATCGGATACTTCGTTTAAATTATATTTTCTTGACAAATCTGGCAAATAATCCATCTTAATGTCATAGAAGAATGCTTGATATGCATCCTCTTCTTGACGGCGTAAAAGACGAATGCGACCGCAACCTATAATTTCTTTTGTTTTGGTTGTTGCATTACTGGAAACATCTAAAGATAATGCAGAATTGCTTTGACTCTTTAGTGCTTTACCTGTACCTGTTGCAGTAGGACCTACAATAAAATCAACATTGTTTGTTGGTTGAATTACTATTACAGTATTGCTTTCATCAGATGGATTGGTCAAATCTCTGTGAGTAAAGGACAATACTATACCAGTTGCAGTTCCTTCTGTACCTGTGTTTTGATAAATGACATCATTTGTGGCAAAATCTTCACCCGCATAATTTCCAATTTGAGGAACCGCAAGTTGTATCATACTTTCGCCTCTCTTTGAAACAGATGAACCATAAGAGAAAACGCTTGCAGAAGTTTCATTAAAGTTGGTTGTTACGGTTCCGCTTACATCAATGAATATACCACTTACTTTTTCAATGTCGTAAATATTTACTCCACTTAAAGTATCATTAGAGTACTTTGTTCTAATCTTATCCCATCCACGACCACCGTATTTAACTTGACCATTTGTTCCAGATGCAAGTTGATATACTGTACCATTGTATTTTTCAAATCTTCCTTGTGTTTCAAGAACAATCAGTTCTTTACTGTTTTCATTCCAAGAAATAACTCTACCCTTAACAAGATCATTGGTATTATATGATGGAATACCATTGATATCTTCTTGAAGAGCAATATAGTTGTATTGGAATACAGTTCCGTTTACAGTATAAGCACCAAAATCTTCGGTATCTTTGAATCCAATTCTTATCAACTCACCGCATGTAGGATCATTTAGGTTGACAGAGGAGCGTGGACGGTATACACCGCAAGGTCCAATGATGCATCCAAGATCGGTGACCCCTTCTGTTCCAATTTCAGCATCATTTACACCAAAGAATTGATAAACGCCAGTAGATTGAATATAAACTTCAACACCATCATTACCTTGAGTTGGAAGTGCAAAATCTCCACCAATTGCTAATACTTCACCCACTGCTTGAACATCAACGCCATTTCTGGTGTAATTTTGAGTGACTATATCACCCACCGAGAAGAAACCACCTTGACCTTCATCGGAGCATTCTGCACCACCGTTGCATCCTAATGATCCGTTTGGTTTAATAATGCATCTCTTTGTGTTATTTTCTCTTACAACATATGCAATACTTGTACCGTATGCAATAGGATTTGTTGTTGTAGAGGGATCAGTAAATACAACACCATCATCAATATTAAAGTGTGCATTTTCAATATTAGTGGATCCTTCGTTTGTAACTGATCCAGTAACATGTATGAATAAACTGCTTCCACTTGTACTTCCTGCTCCAGATGCAGATGCAGGAACCCAACGAAGTGCATTGCCTGTTGTTACTTGAATAGATGAAGGATTAGTTGTATCTAAGCATTTAATTTGTTTTACAGGATATACCGAAGTAGTATATGTGGTTCCAGTAGTATCTTCAGAAGTAATATCATAAGATGTCTGGAAATTGCCGTGCCAAGGATCAGTAAATACTAATCTAGAAATATTACTTTCCACATCGTTACTCATATTTACAATTGGGTACGATGCTTTAGAAGTACCACCACCGATAAATCTGGTTTCACTTCTTTCTGTAACTTGTGGACGAATAAATCCAGTATCTACTGCTCCTTCTGTAGAAACCGCTTCACCATCAAAATCAATAAGATTAAGATAATTTACAGTATCTGCGGGATTTGTGTGTCCAGTAATAGACTCGGTTCCAAGTGCATCTTCTTTGGTTACAAATGCAACACTTCTGTATGTTGTTAGATCTTGATCGCTTACAAGTGGTGACCAGTATTTTAGATATGCACTTCTCTTGTCTTCTGCTTGATTTGGTATGGTAATACGAATATATCTACCACCAAACTTCATGTATGGGGTTTCGTCCAAATCAATAGTATTATTCCAATTATTAAAGGTATTTAAATTGGAAGAGTTTGCTGGCGCTTCTACTATGAAATAATTACCAATATTGGAACCAAGATTATAATCATTTACAGCAACTGTGGTTTCTAATCTTGATTTGTCTACTACGATGTTGGTGTTATTAATTGTTTCAAATTCATAACCAAACACATATGCCTTACCAGGCTTGACGGAAATTACATACTTATCATCAACTCCGCCTTCTTCTGGTGAATAAACACCATCGGGATCACGGGATGCGGTTACGCGCTTGGTGATTCCCAAGTATTGTGAATTTATAGAGTCATCGGTATTTGAATAGTATACTTTGTTTTCATTTTCGTTAGAACTGGTGGTGAAGAATTCATAATCAAGAACACCAGTTTCGTTTTGAACTCTTTTTACTTTGAAAACATATGTTGGTAGTTCTGATGTGCTTGTAGCATTTTGTTCCTCTGTAGTGGGAACATAAGCATAGAAGTCAACAATTTGACCTATTTTTGTTTTTCTACCATTTACATTAGTGTTTATAAAATCACCAATGTAGAAAGGAGAACTATAATTAGAATCTACTTTTACAAAGATGGAATAGATATCATCTCTGTAGTGATTCTTTACTTCCAACTCAAAAGGTTTTACTGTATAATTACCAGACTCATCATAGGTGCGTCTAGCAAGAGTATCAACCAATTCTGCATAGGTTGGTACTTTTTTTACATAATCAAGAACACCCTTTACGGTTCTTGCGAGTTCTACAAAGTCTTCGGTAACAAATTCACCAGGCTCAACAGAAGCAGGATCAAATTCCTGTGTTGTAAGAGAAAGTTGAATTAAATAACGATCTGCGCCAGGTGCATTATAGTTGTAAAAACCTCTTGCGGGATCGACTAGTGTTGAATCGCTTTCTGCTGTTATAGCAGTTCTGACAATTTCAAATCCTATACGATTAGTTACGCCTTCTTCTGTTAAAATAGGATCTCTAAATTTTCTTATATTATCTCTAACAACATGTAAAGTTGCGATTTGAGGATCGTTATTTACAAAAAATCCATCGACATAAAAAATTCCACTATCAACAGAAATAGTTTGGCAAACACCAGATACCTCTGCTCCTAAACTTACTGAAGGAGAATAGAAAATGGTAGTTGAAGTATTAATATCTTCTACGGAAATATATCCATTGGAAACAAACTTGTCTCCTGTTAGATATTGTAAAACTAAAACATAATTATTATCTGTAGTAGTTGGTTCTAAAATATCAATTACTTTTGCTCTGGCGGTAATTTCAGAAGTAACTTGAGTTACGATCTTGTTTTTCAGTTCGCTAACATTGGTTATTGATCCATTAGAAGCAAAAGAAATATTTGCACGAATAAACTCGGCAGATCCAAGACTTACGCCACCACCGAAAACTTGACTACCATCTTTAAAGATGTGACTGCCAAATTTTGCTATTTGGTTCTGAAGGAGAGTCTGTAGTTGAGTTAGTTCTCTTGCTTGAACTGCATATCCAGGCTTAAAAAGAACTCTAAGGAACTTCTTAGTATCATCAAAATCGTCATAGTAAGGATTTGATTTTAGAATTTCGGGGTGCTTATAACCCATTTTTACCACTCTCCATTAGAATTTAATTATTACTTTTATATGTTCTTCAGCATCATTAGAAGCAACTACAGGTATTACATTTTGTATGTATATCATATCCCCGTAATAAGGCAGTATTTCTGGTTCTGTAATATCACTAATTCTTGCATTAGTAGTTACATTTGTTGCATTTACTATTGTCAACACATCATTTATGTTAAATGAACCAGTTAATCCTGTTATTTCTAGTGTGGCAGAAGTAGAACTATTTAGTTGATATGATATTACTTTTGCTTGAACTTCTGAACTGTTTTGAATTGTGTCATCGGAAGTAAACAAAGTGGAAGAAAAAGTTCCGCTTACAGGAGTTAATTGTAATGTGGTTGATACCTTGTAGAATTGTTTAATTTCGGATTCTACCGTTCCAGAACCCTTGATCACGCCGACTGTGGAAGGAGATGTGCCTTCTAGTTGTCCAGTTTCTGTATCAATTGATTGATAACCTACTACGCGCTCACCACGAACAAGAACTATATTTCCAGAGGTATCTTTAGCATAGTAGGAATTTCTAAATTTACCTTTTAGATCAGTGTAGTAGATAAAACCAGACAAACCATATGGATCACATTCCCATTTTGTTATTTTTGCTGTACTTGCGGTGGTAGTGCCCAAGATAAAATTATCTACCAAGAAAGTATTGGCATCAAATAAATTAGTTACAACTACTCCAGTTATTGTTCCACTGAGTTCTATATCTACCGTTGCATCTTTTACGATAGGGTATGTTGTAGAAGAGGAAGGTAAGAATCTACCATTTGTATTTGTTACAGTTATAAGATAAGAGTTGGTTGAGTCTTGAACTACAGAGTCTACTGTACCTCTTGCTTGATATGCATTTGCATCGGAACCTTGTTTTATGGTAGAACCAACGCTAAGAACAGTTATGACATCATCGGTAGAATCCAAATATATGTAACTCTTTGAATTTATATTTTCTATTTCTATAAATGTCTTGTATGCTTCCGCAGTTGTTACGGGAACCAAATCTTCACTATCATTATAGTATGCATTTTTAAGAATACCGACTTGACGATAATCATTATTTAAAAGAGTTGCAGCATCAGGATCCAAAATCTTTTCTGCGTTTCTGAGTGGTACATATATCATTACCATATTTGAACCAAGTTCTCTTATGGCATCAAATCCGTGTCCACTGGTTGGTGCTAGTATAACTCTACCTAAAGTTTTATTAGAGTATGATGCATTCTTGCGATAAACATCAATAGTAGCATAATGGTAATTTTTCCCACCATTTACTACTGTAAACCCTGTTATAATTTTTTCTTCATTCATAACTGGTATGATTGAAGCACCAGTGCCATCACCACGCAATTCTACTCTTGGATATATTCTGTATACACTATTGGTAGATACATTTAATGCATCTTGAGTTGTGATAGTTACTGAATTGTCGGTGGGATCATACGCATAATCTATAATTACCGATTTATAACCCGCACCATCTCCTTCTGCAATATACACTTCATAATAGTCATTGTAGATATCGTTTGTTTTATCTAAGTCATTTGATGTAAATACTTTAAATTGATCAACATCCAATACTTCTGTTACTATGTGCTTAGATTCTGTACTTACTTCATCTTTTGTAATTGCAAGAGGATATGAACCACCAAATTGGTATAGTACAACATTATGAATGCAACTTGGGATTGCACCAATTTTTACATTATTTTGTAATGATCTTTCATCATTAAATATGATGTTATCTAATTTTTCGATTGGAATAAATTCATCTGTTAAAAATTCATAGAGTTCTTCACGAATTTTAAACATAAATTTCCAAACATAACCATCTTGTGTTACTTGCTCTTCTGGTGTAACTGCTGTTGGTTTTATTGTGGAAGCAATTCCATAATTATTACTGATGCATTTATATACATTATAATCATCTGTTAAACAATAAAATTGTCTCTCGTTGCCTTCTTCGTATAAGTCTACCGTATCATCAAATTGATCAAAAACTTTATTATATTGCCAATTGTAACGAGCGGCACCAACAAGAACATTACTTTTATTGATTTTCGCTAATGCTATCATGTTTCTCCAGGCTTCTAATTCTGTTTGTAAAGTATCAGATGCTGGTGGTGGATTGTTATCATCATACGGATCTTCCCATGCGGTGGATTTACCCATAAATAAAAAGTAATTTTCATTGCTGCTTGCAGCAAAAGAATCTGCAAAAGACAGACATAAATCGGTTTTTAATGTTTGTTTTAAATAATCTGTCATGTCGTTACTTTTCTTGCTTTACGAAATCTTTTATTTTTAAATCCAAGAAACTGTTAGAGTTCGTGTAACTATTTATTTCAGTATTTGGATGTGGATATACTACCCAATAATTATTAATATTTTCAGCATCTGAAACATCTGGTACAAATTTAAATCGTGTTGTATCTACAGTTTCGTCCAATCTACCATTTGTGCTTATTTGATGTGGAGTTAGATCCGAACCATCTTGCAAAGGATTAGTTGTAGTGGGATCAAAACCATTTGGATATAAATCTAATGCACCATTTCTTACATCTAATTCTGTTTGCAATCGGTAT